TTCGTAGGTGATCCAAACCCAACTACATTCTTAGGTTTCCCTATTGTAACACCAGCAGGAATGCCTAACGATACTTTGGTTCTTTCAAGACTAGACAACTTCCACTTTGGAACTGATCTAACTTCTGACTTCAACCAAGCAGTTGTAGTGGACATGACTCAAACTGATGCTTCTGACAATGTACGTGTAGCAATGCGCTTTACGGGAGGTGTTCAAGTAGGAGACTTGAGCCAGATTTCTGTTGTTCGTAGAACATCGTAATAATAACTTCAAAGCTACCTTGCCCAACTTGGGTGGGGTGGCTTCTTAATACTTACCAATCATGAGTTGTGATTTAAATGCGGGCAGAGCATTCCCTTGTAAAGATGCTATAGGTGGTATTGTAGAAGTTCTCTTTGCTAAGAAAGGTGCAACAGTATACACAGCAATCGTAAACGGTGCTGTAGCAGACATCACATCTGGTACTTCATTCTATCGTTATGTATTGACTAAGAATAGTGGATCATTTCAGCAGACAGTTACTTCAAGCATAGAGAACGGTACTGTATTCTATGAGCAAGTTCTCACAATACAATTTCCAAAACTAGAAGCTTCTGTAAGTTCGGAGCTTGAGTCATTACTCAAGAATCAACTTGCAATCATCGTAAGAGATACAAACGATAACTTCCATATTATGGGTTATGAGTTTGGCGCAGAGGTTACTGGTGGAACTATTGGAACTGGAACTGCAAAAGGAGATGTAAACGGTTACAATGTTGTGTTCACAGCACAAGAGAAAAGCATTGCGCCATTTGCACCAAACCTTGTGACTTCGGCACCAGCTACGATAGACATTACACCACAATACTAAGAGTAGGCTTTTTTCATTTGTTTAATTGATATGGAGGAGGGGTGGCATAATTTGTCACCTTTTCTTTTTTATATATGATACATCTACTACCAAACACAGCAAGCCAAGAGATATACCTTACTTTGAAAGAAGCAGTACGTGACTTTGCCAGCTTTGATGATTACCTGGTAGAGTTTGAGAACTGCATATCAAGAGAAAAGTATTATCTTATAGCCAACGTAACTAGTGACAATGCTAGGTACACAAAAATCACAATAGGTACTAACACTAATGATGCTGTCAACGGCTCTATACAGATAACTGAAACTGGACAATTCTGGTATAGAGTCTATGGTCAGAACAGCACTAGCAATCTTGATCCTACAGACGGAAGCGTGGTAGGAAATATAGAAGACGGAGTGCTACTAATAGAAACGCAAGAGACGTTCTACACAAGACAAACAGCAGTTGAAGTACCGAATAAAGTTTACTATCAATGATACACGGTTTAAACTTAGCCAAATACGTAGAGAGAAGCTACGAAGAAAGACCTAGCTCCAACGGTGAGTTCATTCAATACGGAGCAGATAATCTTTTCCCACAATACCTTATTGACCTATACAATAGCTCACCTACTCACCATGCACTAGTTAACTCTATTGCGACCATGATCTATGGAGATGGGGTTCAAGGCAATACTCTTGGAGTTGCTTGGGCAAAGAGTGGTGGACTAGATGATGAGCTTCGCAAGACTTGCGTGGACCTGAAGCTACAAGGTGGCTTCTATTGGCTCATACAATGGAATCTAGAACACACACAAATCAAGAGCATTTCGCATACTCCTTTTGAGCAATGGAGACAAGGAGAGATGGACAGAGATGGTAATGTGAATGAATATATCCATTCTGTGGATTGGGAAGACCAAAGAGCAGAAAGAGAGTCTTATCCTAGCTTTGATGCTAATAAGAATGAGCCAGTACAGATTCTATGTGTAAAGCCTTTCTCAGTTGGTTCTATGTACTATCCAAAGCCAGATTACATAGGTTCAATAAATTGGGTAGAGGTAGATAAGCAGATAGCAATCTTCCACAATAACAACTTGCAGAACGGAATGAGTCCAGGTTTTGCGATCCATTGGAAGAACGGAATCCCACCAAAGGATGCAAGAGAGGAGATACGTAGAGACGTTGAAAGACAGCTTAGTGGAGTAAGAAACGCTGGTAACTTTTGGATGACGTTCTCAGATGGTGGAGATACAGCTCCAGATATAACTCCTTTTGAACTATCTCAAGCAAGCGAGCAGTTTCAGTTCTTGAGCGGTGAGAGTACCGACAAGATCATGATTGGACATAGAGTAACATCTCCAGCTTTGTTTGGAGTCAAGACAGAAGGACAGCTTGGAGGTAGTCAAGAGCTTGCTAGTGCTTCTGAAATATTCAACGCCAATGTTATAGAGCCATATCAAAGAGCCATCAATGATGCGCTCGGTATGGTCATGAAGTACACCAATATAGGTGGTAGTATATTCATAGCAAAAGAAGTAGAGCAAGGAGCAGATGCTACTCAATCTTATACTGGTATCCAAATCAGTTCAGCAGTAGATATCATCTCAAAGGTTAAGACTGGAGAGATAACTTCAAGCCAAGCTACTCAGCTTCTTGTAAGTCTATTGAACTTTGAGCCAGAGGTAGCTCAAGCGATGTTTAAAGAAGATACTCAGTTCAGCTCTCACAAATGCTCACATGATCTTGAATGCTCGCACGATGATGATAAAGATTGGACTCCAGTCTTTGACTATCTCGAAACAGTAGGAGAGCAAGTTGATCTATCAGAGTGGGATTTGATTAGTGAGTCAGAAGTAGAAGAGCCAGAGATGGAATACGGCATTCACCTGAAAGGTCAAGACGTTAAATTCTTTAAGCGGTTTGCTGATCCAGATGAAAAGAGTGAGATAGACAGCGGACTATACAAAGTCAGATATAGATACTCTCAAAATTTGAAAGATAACTCAAGGCTCTTTTGCAAGAACATGGTAGCAAATAGCAAAGGAGGAGTTGTGTATAGATTCGAGGATATCCAAGAAATGGAGAGTGCTAAGATCAATGGTGAGTTTGCTCCACAAGGAAAAGACAAGTACAATATCTGGCTATACAAAGGAGGAGCTTATTGTCACCATCGGTGGGTAAGGCAAGTCTATTTTAGAAAGCGGAGCAAAGGAAAGTTCTTACCGAACAAAGGACTAGACAATGATAAGAGAGTTAGTGTAGCAAGTGCCACTGGAGCTGGAGTACCTATGAAGGATACAAGCAAAGGATGGAATACAGCTAAGACTGCTCCAATAAATACACCATCAAAAGGAAAACTTAACTAGCATGGCATTAACAAGCGAAGTATTATTTGTAAACGCTGACTATGTGAAGCACTATTCACATATCAACGAAAGCGTAGAAGAAGCCTATCTTGATAGTCATGTGATGCTTTCACAAGACAAGCATTGCCAAACCTATCTAGGTACAAGACTCTTTGAGAAACTCAAAGCAGATATTCGTAGTGGATCACTAGCTGGAAACTATGTCACGTTGATGGACAACCACGTGAGAAAGGTGACCTTGTGGTGGACTCTTGTGGAGATGCTTCCGCACTTGCACGTAAAGATTCACAACGGTGGACTAGTGGTAAGAACAAGCGAGAATGCGACTGGCATCACAAAAGCGGATCTCAATAGAGAGATGGATAATGCTAGAGAGAATGCACAGTACTACACTCAGCGCATGATCGACTACTTGTGCAATAACACTAGCTTGTTTCCAGAATACAGCGCAAGCGAGCCAGGAGACATACTACCAGAGAAGCATGTTTACTCAGTTGCTGGATATGAAGTAGGAGGTAGAAAAAATCCATACAGAGACCAGCGTTTTGATTTCGTATATAAAACTAGATGAGCAGAAAAAAGAATGTGAAGCTCCTAGAGCTTTGGTTAAAAAAGCAGAAGTATGGAGTTAAAAAAAATCTTAGAGGTAAGTCTAAATAACTTGACGTACATAGGGATAACGGTGGCTACTCTACAAGAGTGGCTTCCAATGGGCATTGGTTGTATCGGTGGTCTAGCTTTAGCATGGTACAACATAGAGAAAGCTCTGAAGATGAGGCAAGACCGTAAACGTGAGCAAGATGTTTAAATACTTCAAAAGCAGAGAGTTTGCTTCTCCAGACGTTCCATCAAGTGGCGAGCTTATGGATTACAACTTCATGGTAAGACTAGAGAAAGCAAGAGAGATAGCTGGAGTGCCATTTGTGATCAATAGTGGGTTTCGCAGTGAGGCTCATAATAGGAAGGTTAACGGATCATCGCGAAGCTCACATTTACGTGGATATGCTTGTGATATCTCATGCAAGGACTCATTGACTAGGTGGATCATTGTTAATGCTCTCCTAGAAGCTGGATTCAAAAGAATTGGCATAGCTCAGACGTTCATACATGTGGACGCCGATCCAAAGAAAATCGATCAAGTTATATGGACATACTAAAAGTCACACAGAAGCAAAGAAACATTCACGTGGTTACGGTCAAACCGAAGCACACGATAAAGACTTTGCAGATATCAGACATTCACTTCGATAGTGTAAAGTGTGACAGAGCGCTACTTAAAAGACATCTAAAACAAGCAGAAGAAAAGCAAGCATTCGTGGTCATGAATGGTGATATTTTTGACGTCATGGGTTGTGCAAACGATCCAAGATCAAGTTACTCAGACATAAGAAGTGAGTACCTGGTAACAAATTATCTAGATGCTGTTGTAGAAGATGCAATAAACTTCTTCTCTAAATTCAATGTAACATACTTCATAGGTAGAGGAAACCACGAGACCAACATATACAAACGTCAGCACACAGATGTAACGAGGAGGCTATGCGATGGATTGAAAGCCAAAGGTCTGGAGGTCTATGATGGTGGCTACTCTGGCTGGATCGTGTACCAATTACAACTAAACGATAAAAGTGGTCGCAATAGTATCAAGCAGTTTTATCATCACGGCTATGGAGGTAATGCTTCGAGATCAAAAGGAGCTTTGAAGGTTGACATTAACATGAAGAATCATCCGGATGCTGACATCATAACAACTGGTCACGATCATCAAAAGTGGTTCTTCCCTATCAGCATTCAAAGATTGAGCCACGAGTTCAAGATCAGAGAGGAGACAGTCTACAATATAGATACTGGAAGCTACAAGTATCTTGGAGATGGATATGCTGGATGGGCTACGGAGAAAGGCTTTAACAATCCGACTCTAGGTGGCTGGTGGATTGACATTGGACTCAAGAAAAGAAAGACTATACTCACCAAAAACATAGAGGTCTATGAAGCCAGATAAGAAGAAGTTCAAAGAGACTAAAGTAGGAGCATGGCTCAAGAAGCACTTCCCAGACGTTTTAAGCGTAGCAAGCGACTTGACTGGTATAGAAGCACTAGATAAAGTTGGGGAGCTTATTAAGGGTACTCAAATCAAGCCAGAACAGCTTGCAGAGTTTAAAGAGTTAGAGCATCAACAACGAATTGAAATTTACCAGCTCCAGCTTCAGGACATTCAAAGCGCAAGAAACAGAGAAGCGGAGGTTTCAAAAGCGACTGGAAGAATTGATATGTTTCAAAGAGTAGTAGGTACAGTAGGATTGATTCTACTTATCATGGTTGTCTGTTATGCTTTGTTTGCTGATATTAAGAATTCAATAGAATTTGCTCACGTCAAAGGTTTGGTAGAAGGAATTGCTTTGTCTATATTTACTTACTTTTTCGGAAGTTCAGCAAAGGTTCCGAAGTAGGTTAGTTTCATTTATTTGGTTTAGGAAGGAATGCTCTTGGTAACGACTGAGGGCATTTTTTTATTTTACATCATTTGGAGTTAATTATAAAAAAGTTATATATTGCGGTATAATTTAAAATGTAAAGGCAATATTGCCAAACCATATAAACCAAAAAAGATGGAAAGATATTTATTTTTAAAGAGAAAACTCTCTGACGAAACAATTACAAAAGCAGAGAAAAAAGAGCTATTTATACTAGCCTTCGGAGAAGACTACATGGAAAGCAAAGACAAAGGAAGACTTAGAGAATACGCTGAGTAAAAATATAGGAGAGGAGACTCTCCTTTTTTTGTGAACATAAACCAAACTAAATGGAAGACTTCAAGAGAGAAATGGCTTTACGTCATGTGAGCAGAGTCTCACCAAAAGCCAAATGGCACAAGATAGATGGCGAGCTGATGATCATAGGCAAAGCTCATTGTCTGAACAGCAACACGCTGTACACACTAATCAAGCAACTTAATAAATTAGATATGAGCCTCTATCTTTTCGGGGGGCGTAGTAAAGACGAAAAGAGCAATTCAATTTATATTAAAATTCAAAACAAATGAAAGAAGCAACAATTACCCAAATTACGGGAAATGGTACTTGGGAAAGCAAGTACGGAACGCTGTATCAATTCGAAGTAACCTTTGACGATGATGTACTACTCAAGGTCAATGCAAAGACTGAGACTCCTCCATACAAGATAGGAGATAAGGTCACTTACAACGTCACAAAGGAGACTCAATACGGCAAGCAAGGAAAGATTCAAAAGGAAGGGCAAGGTGCTTACACTAAGTCAGCTCCAATGTCTCCCGATAGAGATGCTAAGATTATAAGACAGACTTGTATCAAGGCTAGTGCTGAGTTGTACAAGGGAAGTAAATGGAATGTACAGCAAGTGATCGGTACTGCTGAGATGCTAGTGCAATATTGTTTAACTGGTGAGATGCCACTAACAACCAAAGAAGATGAAAAACTCCCATTCTAAAAGCCACATTGAGCCAAAGGTTAAAGCGTCTCTCATTAGAGAGATGCACTACCGAATGATGCACAACAAGCCATACCATCTAATCTATGAGAGCAGAGGTATTCCAGAAAGAGATGCAAAGAGATGGCTTCAAGAGTATGAAGAATTCTTGCAGACTGGTGCAATTCAAAACGAGAGGACAAGTATCAAGCGGTGCTTACCTTTCCTTAATCAACAACCTAAATATATTTCATTGCTATGGGGAAGACTCAAGATCAAGGTTGGCAGATGCTGATCAAAATGTATGGCAGTCAAAAGAAACTGGCAGAAGAATTAGAGGTGACTCAAATGACTGTAGCTAACTTCAAGAAGGATCGCACAAAGATTCTCAAGCACTTGCCAAAGCTACAAGAGCAAACTGGTCTAAGCGTTTCGACCTTGTACGAATTAATTATGAATCATAAATAAGTTTAGTATATTACCGCAAAATCAAATCAAATGAAAAAAGAGACATATCAAAAGATGCTTGAAGAAGCTCAAAATGACGTTCATTTTTACAACGACAAGCTAGAGCAAGCTAAGTTCAAACTAAGAGCTTTGTTGGATTATGACAAGCAAGAACTTCAAGAGCTTACCTGATGGAATGGTTTAAGTTTCCAGTTACAAAATGGTTACTTCCAAAGTATCAGAGACTGTCAGCAGAAGCCCAATCCGATTACATAAACCTTTGTTGTATGTATTGGTATCAAGAGGGTGAGCTGACAGTTGAAGATGCTTCTGAGAATGCAGAGCTTGAAGCCTTGCGCAAAGTAATCCAAGTAGAAGAAGGAATGGTATATATTGACTTCCTACAAGAACAGCTAGATCTAGTCAAGCATAAGAAAGCAATACGCAGAGAGGCTGGAGCTAAGGGTGGCAAGGCATACAGACCGACGCAAGCAAAAGCAAGAAAAAGTAAGCAAACGGTAAGCAAAAGTAAGCAAACACCAAGCAAAAGCAAGCAAACGCAAGCAGATAAGATAAGAGAAGATAAGAGTAGAGAAGACAAGAATAGAATAGACAAGACAAGAGAGAATATTGTCTTCCCTTTTTCGGATCTTTTTTTGCCTATCTGGAGTCTATGGAAAGAATACAAGTATGAACAGCACAAGTTCAAGTTCGCATCTAGTAAGAGTGAGCAAGCACAACTGAATATGCTGGTCAAGTATTCCGATGGCAATGAGCAAACAGCTCAAGAGATTATTGAATATTCAATGGCGAACGGATATAAGGGTATCTTTGAGCCTAAACCAAAACCAAATGAAAAAACAAGATTCGATTCAAGTAAGCTCCAAAGCATCATTACTAATAAGCACTGAAAGAGGACTTGCTCTTAGAGATGGCGCAGAGCTTAACCCAGTCACTTGTTGGGAGCAAGGTCACAATATCAGAGCCTTATACAAGACAAATCCACAATGGACAATAGCAATGTTGGTCATGGAGCTAGGAAAGCTCGTAGACTTTGTAGATGCTAAGAAGACTCTCAAGACAGAGGAGGAGCTTCTATTCACTTGTGAGACATTGATAGAGGAGTTTCCAGCCATGACTCTTGAGGAGTTTGTGCTGGTCTTCAAGATGATCAAACAAGGTAAGTTTGGCAAGTTATATGAACGGCTCAAGCTCGCAGAGATCAGCGACTGTTGCAAGCGATATGAAGGAGAGCAGAGAGCAGAGGTACTTGAAGCCAAAGCACATGATTACAAAGAACATCAGTATTTCGATCCAGATAAGATAACTTACAAGCCAAAGAAGTTCAGCCAAAAGCTAAGAGATCACATATCGCTAAGCGAGGAAGACCTTAGACAGCTAGGACAATTAAAACCAAAAAAAGAAACAGATGAAAACTAGATTATCATACAGCTCATTAAAGGCTTTTGCCAAGAGTCCAAACCATTACTTGCTGTACAAACAGCGAAAGATGAAACCTACTCCAGCTATGCAACTTGGTAGCATTGCGGATTGTTTGGTGCTAACTCCTGAAAGGTTTGAGAGAGAATACAGCGTATTGCCAGAGATAGACAGAAGAACGAAAACGGGCAAGGCTATCTATGATACATTCCTAGAAGATGCTCAAGGAAAGGAGCTAGTCAAGATGGAAACATATCGAGAAGCAAAGAGTATAGCAGATGCTGTGATCCATCACAGAGAAGCAATAGAGTTGCTACAAGGTCAAAAGCAAGTAGAGCTAAGTGGAGAGATACATGGCATTGAGTTTAGAGGCTTTGCAGATGCTGTGAACAGCAACAGCGTTATAGACCTAAAAACTACACAAGATGCTTCTCCTAGTGCTTTCCAAAAGCAAGCATACAACTTGATGTACCATCTTCAATGCGCTATCTACTTAGAGCTGTCTGGAGCAAAGAACTTCTTTTGGGTAGCAGTAGAGAATAAAGCTCCGCATAACGTGGCTATCTATGCACCAGATCAAGACTTCAAAGACAGAGGTAAAGAACTGCTGTATGATCTTTGTGAAAGGTTCAAAGCATGGGATGGTACTCATGAAAGCTACAGCCAACAAATCGAAATACTAACACTTCCAAATTGGGCAAAATGATATTTGAAAAGTACGGAATAGAGTTTGAGATTGAATACGACTTCCACGAAGGGGACAAGACCATATATTATTATCCAGATGGCTCTGGCTATCCAGGTTTGCCAGATGCAATAGAGATTCATGGAGCATACATAGGAGAGACAGAAGTGAGCGAGATGATTGACTCATGTTGCCCACAGCTATGGGATCAGATGGAAGAATATATAATGGAGCATCACAAATGAGAAAAGCAATAGAACAATACAAGAAAGGATTGGAAACAATCTTAATAAGTGATGAAAAGGAGTACTTGTATGAGCGTAGGCTTGGAATATATAGATACAATCGACAATTGTCAATGCAAGAAAAAATTGCTATCTTGCAAGAACTCAAGCAGTTAGATGCATGGCTAAAGCTAAACGAAGCACAATCGTAAAGAAGCTAGATACTGTGTTCTCGAGGTACATTCGTAAAAGAGAAGCAGATCATAATGGCATAGCTGAGTGTTTCACCTGTGGAAGGAAGGCTCATTGGAAAGACTTACAATGTGGTCACTTTCAAACTAGAAAAAAGTACAGCACTAGATGGCATGAATTTAATGTAGCTCCTCAATGTGGAGGATGTAATATGTACAACGGAGGACAACAATACATCTTTGGTTTGAAGATAGACAAGATTCATGGAGAAGGAACGGCTGATAACTTAGTGCGTCAGTCTATGCAGATAAGAAAATACAGTAATTTTGAGTTGATTGAGCTGACTAAATACTATCAAAAACTGTTGAATGAGCTTGAATAGTTATGTAGAAAGTAACTATAATATGCTAGTCAACTATGCAGAAAAGCTGACCAGCCAACCCTCTGACCTTGTACATTACACATATCTTAAAGCAGTTGAATCTAATTTCATTTACATAAACGAAGAAATGACAGATTATTATTTCAAAAAAGGCATGAAGCACAATGCTAGAGATAAGTACTGGCTTAGAGAAACAACATACGTAGACGAAGTTCCTGAAGACGTAGCAGAGCATAGAGATATGAGCAAGGTCATTCAAAGAGAGCAGATAGACAGCATTATGAGGCACTTAACTTGGTTTGATCGTACGCTGTTTGAATTATACCTACAAGGTCAAAATATGCACAAGTTAAGTGTGGAAAGTGGTATACCAAGTACAACAGTTTACCACAGACTAAAAAAGGTCAAAGAGGTGATAAAACATTACTATGATATTCACTACAACTAAACTCAGAAACGAGCGTTTCAATATCTGCAAGAGTTGCGAATGGTTCAAGGAGAAGACTGTTTCTTGTGGTACGTTCTTGCCAGTCAATATGATTAAGGGCAAATTCAAAGGAGATCTGGTAGACGTAGGGAAAAAAAAGAAGGTTAGATTGTGTGGCTGTAATATGGCTCAAAAGACCAAGTTCAAGAGTGCAAGCTGTCCAGCAAGCAAGTGGAAAGCAGAAGTAGATTACAAGAGCTTCTTAAAGTTGCAGAAGATAGTGAATGGCGTCAAAGGCAACACAATGAAAAGAGAAGATGCTGAGGAGCTAGTGAAAGAATACAATCAAGCGTTTGGATCAGACAAAAAGCTGACATCATGCGGAAGTTGTTTGAAACAGATAGTAGATGAGGTAAAAGCATCACAAGAAAACAAATGATACAAGTAGCACAATTAGATGGGTACAGCCCAAGAAAGGATAGAACAGTTTCAATCAGATTCGTTACTCAAGAGCTTACTCCAGCTCAAGTAATGGAGATACACGAGATGCTAGATACGTTCGGCATTTTGTACTTTCGAGCTGGTGAGAAGATGCCACAGCAAGAGATAAAAGAACTGGACAAGATTGACCTGGATTTGTATGACCAACCAAAGAGTCAAAGTCAAAGATTGAGAGCAGTTTTATACAAGTTGTGGAAACAAGATGAGGTAGGTAAATTTAAAGACTTCTACAAAATTCAAACAGACAAAATAATAGAACATTACAAAACCAAATTAGATGCCGATACCTAGAAGACAATACAAAGAGACTCCCAAAGAATTTAGAGAGAGGTGCATGAATGATGAAACCATGAAAAAAGAATATCCTAATGAAAAGCAACGGCTTGCTGTTTGCGCATACCAATACAGAATATGAAAACAGAAAAAGTAAAAATATCCAAGCTCCAAGAGAATCCAGACAACCCAAGATTTCTAGCATCAGATAAACAAAAGAAATTAGAAAAAAGTATTAAGGAGTTTCCAGAGATGTTAGAAGCTCGTCCTATTGTAGTGAATAAAGACTACACAATCTTAGGAGGAAACATGAGGTACAAATCACTTGTAGCTTCTGGAGCAAAAGAAACAGATGTGCTTGTCGTTGATTGGTCTGAGGATAAGCAAAGAGAATTCATCATTAAGGACAATGTAGGTTTTGGAGAATGGAATTGGGATTTATTAAGTAATGATTGGCAAGGAGAAAAATTGAATGAGTGGGGATTAGATGGTTTTGATTTCGATGGTGATGATATGAGCGAAAGTTTTGGTGAAGATTATATTGAAGAAATTAGTCATCCAATTAACAACAATCATGTTGTGGTAATTTTGACCATGCCGGTTGAAATATATAAGGATATGGATAACAAAATAAATCAATTAATAAATGAGCATAAAGAAATAATATGCAAAGTCCAAAACTAAATATATTAATCTATCCAATGCTAAGTGTAGATGTTATTAATGCAGATAGCAATTACATTATCATCAAACAAATTTGTAATGAATTAGCAAAGACTAATAAGTACAATTTCCTTTTACTATTAGATAGTAATAGAAAATATTACAAAGACAATTTGACTAGTCAGGTCAAAATAGTTAATGTTCCTTTTCCTAAAAGCAAGAAACATCAAGTTGTCCATTTCAACACAAATATTCTTAAGCAATTATTTGCTAAATATGTTTTTGATATTATTTGGAACAATGTGGTAGAACAAGGACACAATTTCAAATATTTCCAAGACACCATAATAGATGATTATAGAACTAAGGTCTTTAATTATCATCATTATGTAATACACAGATCTTTAGATAGGATTACAAGTTATTTGCCAGCAACAAATATTTTGTATAATCAAGTAATGGGAAGTTTAGGCGCTGATTTAAATTATTTTCATACCGAATATTGTAAAAAAATGATGGTTGAAGAAGCCAGAGATATTGTTTTACCAAAACATGTATCAGAAATATTGAATAAATCTGTAGTTAAATTAGGTGGTTATGGTAAAGAAATCAAATCAACTAAAAAGTATGAGAAATACACTTTCGTATATAATCATAGATTAAGTGGCTACAAAAATTGGAAAACCACATTCCAAATATTTGATGAATTATATAATGATGGAATTGATTTTCAAGTTATTTGTACTGCTGGGGATAAGGACAATATAAACACGATTAATAAAAAACCTTATGTAGTAGTCAAATCATTTACTCAGCATGAAGATTATTTAAAGGAATTAAGTAAATGTCATGCAAACACTATAAATAGTCAACATGAGACTTATTGCATTAGTATTGCTGAAAGCATTTTGAATGATCAAGTAGTAATTTTACCTAATTCTTGTACTTTTCCCGAATTAGTAGATAAAAACTATCCATATTTATTCGATAAAATTGAACAACAAAAGAAAATATTGAAACATCTAATAGAAAACAACATCAAAAGTTTTGATCATGATAAAACCAAACTTCTAATTTCTAATCATGTAAAAAACATAGATGAGATGTTTCAAAAATTAGGAAGCAATAGAAAACCTGTATTTCAAGCAATTAAAAATTTAGCTAATAAAAATAAAATTCAACAACATCTTGTGAAAAATAAGGAATTAGATTTTCATGTTTTCAAAAATTTCCTATTCAAAATGGGTTATGCTACACAAAGTTTTCCATTGACAAAAATAAAGATTCTATTAAACGAATTTGGTTACCAACACAACATGCTAAAAAACAAATACATCAAAAATCAGTAATTTTGTTATAATGGGAAAACCTACGAAATCGGACATACTAAAAAAAGAAGTGATCAAAGCGTTAGAAAAAACTTTAGGTGTGGTTACGACTGCATGTAAACAAGTAGGTATAGCAAGGTCAACTTTTTATGATTGGTATAATAATGATTTAGTCTTCCAAAAGGATGTTGATGATATGAAAGCAGTTGCTTTAGATTTTGCAGAAAGTAAATTGTTTGAACAAATAAATGACAATATTCCTACAAGCACTATTTTTTATCTTAAAACACAAGGCAAAAAACGAGGGTATGTAGAAGGTCAAGAGCTTACAATTAACACTGGTAATGAGAAGCCTAGTTGGCTTGAATAAGCAATCAAGTACATATTACCATTTTAGAGCCTCAAAAAACAAGATACAAGTTCATCAAGGAGGTACAAGGTCAGGTAAAACTTATTCGATCTTACAGAGCCTTGTAGAGCTTTCATGGAAGAACAAAGGAAAAGGTATAGTCATAACAATATGTAGAAAGACTTTCCCTAGTTTGAGAGCTTCTGCGATGCGTGATTTCTTTCAGATAGTGGAAAATCAAGGCTGGTACAATCCAGCACTTCACAACAAGAGCGAGGGTACTTATCAGCTCTTTGGAAACTTGATAGAGTTCATAAGCATAGACCAGCCACAAAAGGTGAGAGGTAGAAAGAGAGATGTGCTGTTTATCAATGAAGCAAATGAGATAAGCCTAGAAGATTGGAGACAGTTGGTGCTTCGTACTACGTGGAAGATAATCATTGACTTCAATCCTAGTGATGAGTTTCACTGGATTTATGATAATGTCATAACTCGTGAAGATGCTGACTTCTACCAAACAACCTACAAAGACAATCCACATCTGGATGAAACCACAGTACAAGAGATAGAAAGACTGAAAGAAGTAGATGAGAACTTCTGGAGGGTGTACGGTCTAGGAGAGAGAGGTA